ACAATGCAGGCGCTTCCGCCACCCTCGCCGTTGCTATTAAAATCATCCAGCCCAACGGGGCTGATCGTTCTACACTGCTCTCGCCGGTCGCTTCCGACTTAGCTACTACGGTCCCGCCGGAGATGCTGGCGAGCACCACACCAGCGTCTGGCGCTGCTAACCGATCTTTTAATAACACGGCTGAAAGTGCCAGTGTTAGCCTAGCTGCGCAAACTCCTACTGCTGGTGATTACCTAGTGATAGAAGTAGGATTCAGATCAGCAACCTCAACTTCCCGCACCATCTATTTGCGTTATGGAGACACGGGAGCAAACGATCTAGAAGAGAATCAAACCAGCGTCAATGACTATGTCCCTTGGATTGAATTCAGTCAGACCCTTTCTTGGCAGGCGGCCACTTACAATCAGACTGGTGCTTTATCCGGTATCCCGGGATTGGTGGCAGTTGATAGGATAGGGCTTGTAGGCAGCGGAGCCGCTTCAGCTATCCCTTCCCAAACTGGGGTTCAGTCTCTTTCGCTTGTAGCGGCGGGAGTGATTTCAGCCGTTCCCAGTTTGACATCGCAGAACCTAGTATCTCTTAAGGCAATTGGCGTTCTGAGCGTGACTCCTGCATTAACAGGAGTTGAAGAATTCGTGTTGGGAATTATTACGTATCAAGAAGGCGGGACCCTGTCAGCCGTTCCTTCCCTTATTGGAATTGGGGTTCTGTCCTTTCCCGAGGGCGGCATCCTGTCGGCCGTTCCTTCTTCAGTAGGCGCTAATCTGCTTTCCCTAGCTGGGCTGGGTTCCTTGTCGGATATCCCCTCTTTGGTGGGTGTGGCGGGATTGGCAGTGAATGAAGTCGGAGGACTAAGTGCCTCCCCTAATCTAGCTGGAGTGAATCTAGCGGGTTTCCCTGGAGGAGCGGCGCTGGCCGCCACTCCCAGTTTGGCGGCGCAGTGTCTTCTTAACCTTGCTGGACTAGGGTTACTCACGGCTGTTCCGTCTCTTACTGGGGTAGAAACATTGGTAGGGCTCCAAGTCTTTAATGAAGGAGGACAACTATCGAGCACTCCTGCTTTGGCAGCGGCGAGTCAGTTGACGTTGTTGGGGTTGGGAGAACTGTCAGCCGTCCCTTCCTTAGTAAGTGTGGATTTGATCTCCTTGAAAGGTTTAGGAGAGTTGAGCGCAATCCTTGTTCTTACCGGAGCAGAGACTTTCGGTGAAGGGGTATTAATATATCAGGAAGGAGGAACTCTCCTTTCTGTTGGTGACTTGTTGGGCTCGGCCTTAATAACTCTATCGGTCAGCGGCAGCCTATCGTTAGTGCCTTCCTTGATTTGGACTAGTCGTGTTGGAATATTGCTGACGATAAGTTTCAACCAACCGAAAACAATCCGGTCTGGCTTGCATCCAACTTCAATCCGGTCTAATCTGCAAGGCAACCGACTCCATGGAAATGGCGTCTTGCAAATCAAATGAATAGGCTCTTAATTAAATCGAACAATATAGGCATCCGGCTTACTGATACCCTCCTCAAGGACGGTGTTCCGATGGATTTGACTGGGGCGGTGGTTAAGTTCTTGATGAGACCTCGGGTTGGGGCTGTTTTCTTGGATGACGCTATAATAGGGGAATCGGACCAAGGGACGGGAGAGGTGGCGTATGAAGTTCAATCTGGCTTTCCTACGACTGCTGGAATCTATCGACAAGAGTGGGAGGTTAGATTAGGCGGTGCGGTTCTGACCTTCCCCTCTGATGGTTACAATGAAATCCAGATTTTGGGTGATTTGAATTAATAAACTTCATGGCTCAAATCAACGCTATCACCGGAGTCAAAGAAGTGCTCGCTAAGATGCAGGCGAAGAGCGAGGCGTTGGCGCGTGGCTGCGAACGTGGACTCAAGAAGGCCGGGCTCATGCTCCAGCGGGAAAGCCAGCGCCTGGTCCCCGTCGACTACGGTGTGCTGAAGGCTTCCGCGTTTACCCGCTCCGCCGGGGAGGGGTTGAAGACAGAAGTGACGGTGGGCTACACGGCACGATATGCCATCTATGTTCACGAGCTTGTGGAGATGCGGCTCCAGGGAGAAGATCGGCCGGCTCCGCACAAAGGGAAATACTGGGACCCGCAGGGCCGGGGCCAAGCCAAGTTCCTGGAGGAGCCCGCCCGCCGCCTCAATTCTGATATGCGGAGAATCATCGCAAAGGAGATGCACATATGAGCAGTCCTGCTGAGGTCATGCGCCAGCTGTTAATCGACCTCGCCCTAGGGGACGAGCTGAGCGGCTCTTGGCCCGTCTTCGTGTCTTTCCTCCCCGGCACGCCGGACAGTGCTTTATGCGTTTACGACACGAGCGGACGCCAGGACGGCAGGATTATGGCGACGGGCGAAAAGGTGATTCATCCCGGTATCCAGATCATGGTGCGCGGCTTTGTTTACCCGGAAGTGCGGGCGAAGGCGGAGAGCATTGCTGCTGCCCTGGACGCCCAGCAACGGTCAGAGGTTGTAATGGAGTCCGCTGTCAGTTACATTCTCCACAATGTGTCACGAACTGGAGATATCCTCCCTTTGGGAGTGGAGCAGGAAGGCGACCGTCGACGCCATCTGTTTTCCATTAATGCCGTAGTCACGATAAACCAAACCGAATAATCAACAGAAAGAAAACAAGATGCCAAACGCAAACGAGTTAAGACTGGACGATGGCTTTTCAACCATCATCACGTTCGCTAACCTCCCTCTCGTAAAACTATTTGAGAAGGACGTCACTCCTCCGGGTTACACGGCGGGAGGGCCTATCGAAACCACGACCATGCGGAACACGGCCTATCGGACGAGTGCTCCGCGCCAGTTGAAATCCCTCACGCCCGTCAGCGCGACCGTGGCCTATGCGACGACCGCCCTGGATGAAATCTGGCCCCAGATTGGCGTCAACCAACTCATTACTGTGACCTTCCCGGACGGCTCCACGATCGCGTTCTACGGATGGATTGAGGAGTTTACACCCGCCACGCATACGGAAGGCGAACAACCGACCGCCAAGCTTACTATCACTCCGGGCATGCGCGACCTTAACGGCGAAGAAGTGGCGCCGGCTTACTCCAGCAATGTTGAAAGTTAAGATTGTATGGCACTGAAGTTTACCCTAATTACGACCGCCCTCGCAGTTACCCTGGATGGCGGTGAATACGAGATTCGCGAAATGACAGCGGCGGCCCGGGACGCTTATATGGATACGCTGAGCGAGCGTGTCGTTATCGACAAGGAAGGGAAGGCAGCGGGTATCAAGAAGTTTGATGGCATGCAGGCCGAACTGGTCTCACGCTGTCTGTTTCTGAAGTCTGATGGCAGCCAAGTTACTAAGGAGACTATCCAAGGGTGGCCGGCTTCCACCGTGGCGTCCTTGTTCGACGAGTGTCAAACGCTTAATCACCTGAACACGGGTGCACAGAAAGCAGTGGCGGAACTGTCAAAAAACGAATGACGGGTGAGAGGCTGGGCTGGTTCCAAGTAGCCTCTCACCTGGGTTGCCCGGTCCGCGAGTTAGCGGCCCGGATAACCTACAGCGAGTTCATTGACTGGATAACGTTCCTTCGGCGCGAGGAGGAGCGGAACACGAAGCAGGATATTTACTTGGCGCAGATAGCAGCGGAAGTCCGGCGCGGCCTAGTAAAGAAACCCAAGTCGGTTAAGACGAAAGATTTCTTGATGAAGAAGACAGACGATACGCCAGCCACGGAAAAGCCTGCCTCTAAGTCGAAGTCTGCTTGGGCCCAGTCCCTCAACCTCAAGTTAGGAGAACGCTAATATGGAAGGCATACCCGGCTCCGGCGACCTAGGGACGCTCTACGTCAAGCTCACCGCTAACTCCGCGGAGTTAGTGAAGGGGATGAACCAGGCGAAAGCGAGCGTTGTCGAGGGCACGGGAACCATGGTGAAGGCAGTAGGCGCTATCGGGGCGGCCGTTGTGGCGGCTGCGGCTGTCATCTCCCTCAAGCTCACGAAGTCCGCTATCGATGCGGCGGATGAGATGGGCAAGATGGCGCAGAAGGCGGGACAGACCGTGGAGGCGTTCTCCTCCCTCGCTTACTCCGCGGGGCTGGCGGACATGAGCACACAAGAGCTAGTCCAGTCCACCAAGTTCCTGGCCAAGTGGATGGAGGAGAACGGGACCCACTCCGACAACCTTACGGAATCAATCATCCAGCAAGCCGACGCCTTTGCCAATACGAAGGACGAGGCCACGAAGCTGCGGATGGCGTATGAGCGGTTCGGCCGGGCGGGTGCGGAGATGCTGCCCTTCCTCAACCAAGGTAGCAAAGCAATCCGCGAACAGATGGACGAGGCCCGCATCTTTGGAGCCGTTATCGGCAAGGAGTTTTCTAACAATGCCCAGACGTTTAACGACAACCTAAAGCGGATTCACACAATGTTCAGCGGCATCTTTAACATGGTCGCTGAGCAGCTCTTGCCCAAGTTGATTGAACTGACGGAGGAATTTATAAGATGGGCCAAGGAGACAGATGCGGCGCGGGTGGCTGCGGACGCAATCCTTGCCTCCTTCAAGACTCTTTCGGATATCATAGACATTTTCCGTTTGGGTTTGCTGACCATCTGGACGGTGCTCCGCTCCATCTCCACTATCATCGCAACGAACGTCACCGTTTCCCTGGAAGCGTTCCGGAACGGCATCGACGCTGTAATCCAGCTCGTAGGCGTGTGGTGGACTACGCTGAAGAACCTTATGGCGGGACTGGCCGACATGAGCACGCTTATCGGCAAGGTGGGCGGTGTGATGCAGGCTTTGCTCTCCCGCGACTTTGCTGCCGTAGCGCTGGGCGTCCAGGATATCGGAAAGACGGTGGCTAAGGGATGGGAGGACATCTCCACCGCTATTTCTACGGGTGTCGACGCCTCGGGTAAGATCATAACCGACTCCGTCAGCAAGACTGGGGAGATGGTTGTGGGCTTAACGACGAGCGCAGTGGACGATATCATGACTCAGTGGGGAGAGTGGGTCGACAAGGGCGCCAAGATCATGGAGCCGATTAAGACTGCGGCCAAAGGGACGGCGGACGTGGTGGAGAAAGCCACGCAAGACATTGAGGGCAATTCCCAAAAGATGCAGGCCGCACTGGCCGCACTGGGCGGTCCCAAGAACCGTATGGAAAGCATCGGGCTCACGCCGCAGATGGCCCGGGAACTGGGAGTCTCCGGCGGGACAATGGAGCAATTGAAAGGAATGTCCAAGCCGCTGGCGGGCACAGGCGACGACCCGTTGCAGGCACAAGCCATGCAATTCGCTTCCGAGGAACAGATGCTCAAGGACCGTCTCGCCGTTTTGCAAGACGTAGGGACTCAGGAGGTCAAGCTCACGGAGGAGATGCAGAAGCGGAAAGAGGAAACGATCATGGCCTTTAATGAGCGGCTGAAGAAGCTGCAAATGGCCCAGGCCGTGCTCGTGCTCAATACGTCCTCCAAGATGTTTGATGACTTGGCCAGCATTGCGGAAGCGTTCGGCGGGAAGCAATCCGCCGCCTACAAGGCTATGTTCGCCGCGTCCAAAGCGTTCGCCGTCGCGGAAGCTACAGTGAAGATCGCGCAAGGCATCGCGGCGGCGGCAGCGAACCCCTGGCCGCTGAACTTGATGGCGATGGGTTCGGTGATTGCAGCGACCGCGAGCATTGTATCCTCCATCCAAGCGGTGAAGCTCGAGTTCGGCGGAGCCAAGGAGGCGGGCGGGGACGTGTCTAGAGGCAAGGCTTTCCTCGTGGGCGAGAAGGGCCCCGAGCTGTTTGTGCCTTCGCGTGGCGGGAGCATTGTTCCCAACGACGTGCTAGGCGGCGGGAGCGGCGGCGGTGTGCGGGTGATTATTAATAACTACACCGATGCCAAGCCGGAAGTGAAGGAGCGGAATGAAGGCAACGAAAAGGTCATTGAGATAATGATTCGCCGGGTTAAGAACGAGATCGGTTCCGAGATTCGGGATGGGCGGGGAGATGTAACCAAGTCCATGGAGTCCACGTTCGGGCTTAAGCGGGGGAAGGGATGAGTGCGATCGCGGACATGATTCTTTGGCCGGCCACGCTGCCGCTGCCCTTTATCGACTACGACGGACAGCCAATGCACGCGACTCTGGCCAGCCGGTTGGAGAATCCTAAGATCCAGCGCCGGCGTCGGTTCCATGCTTCCGTGATCTCCGTGGCGGTGCGGTGGGTGTTTAGCATTGGCGAGTATGCGGAGTTCAAGACTTACTTTCTCGAAACCCTGGGGAACGGAGGCGCCCAGTTCTTGATCGAATTGAAGTATCCCCAGACCTCCGCCCTGACTACTTGGAAGGCCAAGTTCACGGGCAATTACCGCTCCACCAATCAGCTAGGGCAGTGGGAAGTGGAAGCGGAATTAGAACTCATGGACGGTTCCTTAGCGGCCGCCTCCGTTGATCCCGAGCCGCTATTGGACTGGGTGAATTTCTATGTCATGCCTCTCGAAACCCCGTTTGCTACGGCGGACGATTTCCTATATTGTGTTCACGTATGAGTGCTCCATATCAATCTACTTACACCGGCGCCCAGGTAGACGAGGCCATTGCCATTGCCTTGGGCTTAACGGAGCAGGGCCCTAGTTACAACGGCTCTTTGGATCTAGCAGATACCGACGAGGACGGGTCGGTAACGGGTCTTGGACTTTCTTTCACTCCTATCCGGGTCCAGCTAACTGTGGAGATTCCCAGCGGCGGCGATGCAATCTTTGCGAACCCTATCCGGGACTCTTTAACGGCGGATGGGTTCGACTTCATTCTCAGTGGAGCGGTGGGAGTCAACTATCGTCTCTATTACACAATCACGGGCGACGCAATTACTGAATCATGAAAAATCTATTCACCTTAACTGTTCTGCTGGCGCTGCTGGACTTTAGCGCCTTCGCAGCATCCCGCGCGCCACTCAATCGCGCTTACTTGCAAAGCAACTTGGATGGGAACGGCAAGTCGATTACGAACCTTCTTATCCTGCGGGTCGGGACCGTCATTGCGGACCAAGTCGTTGGCGGCGGAGCCGGTCTGAGCAACGTGGTTGCATCGGTAGTGCTGCCCGGGATCTCCCTGACTAACGTGACAATCAAGGGAGGGACGTTCTACGGGGACGGCTCCGGGCTGAGCAATGTTGTGGCGGGTTCCTCCTCTGCTCTGGCGTCCGGGTCTTCACTTACAAACATGATCCTCAAGGGAGGGTCCATTGAGTATATGGACGGTTATGGGTTGACCAACGTGCCGGCTCCTTCCCTCTTCTACACAACGAACTTAGGGACGCCGATTGTCACGTTTGGCGGCTTCGTAGAGTTCCGGGACTACGGCACAAACGCGGCTTTCGCTTGGCTCGGGTTCGCTGGAGTGTCGTCCACCAACGTGCAGACAGTAGTCTACTTCGTGACGAATTCTGCTGCGGTGGATACTGCCGTCACTCCTCCTCCGGGCATGCTAGCAACCAACGGAACGTGGCGGGTAACAAACGTGACTGCTTTCACCTTTGTGAACAACGGGAAGAAGTGGACTAACGGAACAGCTCAACCAATTAAATGAAAATCGCTTTCTTCTTATTGCTTTGTTCCGCCTGGGCGGCGATGGGACAGGCTTACACCCACGCCGATCCGACCTGGCCGCAGTTTCCCAGTGCGGCGGCGGGCAGTAGCGGGGACTCTATTCAGCAATTGGGGCATCTTTATTGGCGTCTCAAGTCAGTTGGATTGCCTACTGGGGAAGTTTCTGTTTGGACGGATGATATCCTAGGAGTCCGATACACTAATTCCGGTTCAGCAAGGCCGTCCAACAACGCCCAGAGCACGGGATTATTCGTGAACAAGTTTGAGAATGATAAGTTGTATGGAAACACAACGGTCACCGTTGCACAAACGCCGGACGCTGCCAATGACTTTGCCATCTACTGCATCTTCCGCCCCTACGACTTGCCGTCCGGTGTTTACTATCCTCTCTTTCTTAAGGGCGGAGGCGTTGTGATAGGGATACACCCTACTGGGACTATCAACCTATCCAGTGACGATCACTGGGGAGTGACGGTGCCTTATACGTCCGACCAAAGGATACAATGCTTTGTATCCAATGAAGGATATTACGGAACGAACCGTGGGCGGTGGCTGAACGGAGCTACTAATGCGACTACAACCTTAGCCTATCCGGACGGAGCAAGATTCACTTTTGATACAGATCAACTGTTTGCTGACAACGGCAGCTATTTTTACTTTGGCTGGGTGTATGAGATGGGACTGATGACTAACAAGACATTGTGGCCCTCGAACGCTCTGTCCGTTTGGCAGTATGCGACCAACACCTACGGACTCTATGGCGTTCCGATTCCTACTTGGACGGGTGCCAGCCCACTGCTTAATGGAAACCTGCTGAGTGCCTACGACCCCTCCAACATAGTGGCTGCCGTCAACGGCGACACGGTGACAAGCATTCCCGACTCGGGCCCTTATGCCTATCACATGCGGACTACCAACTCCCCTAAGTTCTACGTCGATGCCTCCACCAACAACGGACTGCCGCACATTGCATTCAACATCTTCGGAATGTCCGGGCAGCAAGCGGGCACAAACTACACAACGGTATTCAACCAGCCTACTACGATCTTCATGGTGTTTGATTCTACGGGAGCCGGAACAGCGGAAGGCACTTACGACTTCTTCATTGATAATTGCGACGTGCCCGGAGGCGGCGGAACGGACCAAGCGATCTACAAGACGTCGGCTAATCAAAACATTGCAGCGGGCTCCACCGTGAGCAACGGGCACACGGACTTCTCCAAGCCGATGGTGTATGAGTTCTATTTTGATGGAGCTAGTTCCTACATCAAAACCAACGGGACGATTTCCTTCGCCGGTAACGGAGGCTCTAACGGCCGGCGCGGCTTTGCACTGGCAGGTTCCCGGGGTTGGGATACAGCCTACATGAGCCCGATGAATTTCTACGGAGCCTGGGCTTACACCAACCTTAGCAGCACTGTTACCCGGAGTAATATCATGAGTTACTTGGGTTGGAGGTTCCGGCAACCGGTGCTCATTCCTTAGCGTATGGATAGCGACCTTCCAGTTTGGCCTGAAGGACTTGACACTCCGCTAGTGGAGCGGAGGCATACCATCTACCCACGTGCGAGCACGGTGAAGATGGAAAGCGGGCGGAGGCGGGTCCGGAGGATGCAACTGGAGCCCATTGAGGTCATGGACGTCACTTGGAACTTCACAGTGGACGACTATGTGACGTTCAGGGATTTCTTTATCGATGACCTGGAGCACGGGTCCTTGTTCTTCGTCATGGAGACGATTGAGCCCGCCGACACGTTAGGATTCTTTACCCGCTTTACCCGCTCCTACGCCTTCCTGGACGGCACGTATGTCTTCTCCGAGTCGGACAACTTGTTCACAGTGAACGCCGCGTTGGAAGTGGACGAGGAGGAGCAAGAGGAATTTCCCGAGCGGCACGTCTCAACTACGGCAGCGGACGGAGCCACAGCGTCCGTCTCCTTCCATGACGGGGAGATCCTGCCGACTCCGGAGCTAGCTGCCAGCTCGGCCGGCTTCTACAGCGGCGCTCATTTCTTAGCCTCCGTTTCCCTCCCGCCGCAAGGGGACGAGGGACGGAGCACGATCGGCTTCTTGGATGGTGTTTACTTGCTGACAGTGACAACCTCCACGCAACTAGAAGATACTTCTGCGGTGGCTGGATTCCAGGATGGCGCCTACACTCTAGTGGTTATGGATTCAACCCAAACGGAAACGACCTCCACGCTCGGCGGCTTCTTGTCGGGTGAATACATTCAAACTGTCACTCCCTCTACCCAGGAAGAAAATACTTCCAGCTCAGCCGGCTTCTTGTCCGGCGCCTATACCTTAGCTTGATTTATGAATAACAAAAACTTAGTCCAAGATATTATTTGCGAAACCTACCAACGTGCCCAGGGCGTTGTTCAGTGCCAAGTAGTGGAAGCGGGTAAGGTGGTGCGTTCCTATGCGCCGCAGAAGAACCTTATTCTCAACGCGGGACTGAACCTCGTTTGCGCCAGCTTTGTTTGGGGCGATTGCTTTTCTGCTTGCGTGGCCGGCACGGGGACGACCATCACGAATGTAGCTTCCGGAGCCGCGCAGAACGGTTCCGGCGCGGCGACTACTTTCACAGGACCGGGGTCCTTCGACTTCACTACCTACGCGGCAGTGGGCGACATGCTGAAGATGACGAGCGGGTCCAGTAGCGGAAGCGAGGTCCGCATCCTCACGGTGACTGATGCCACCCATGTAGAGTATACACCCAGCGGGACGCTCAGCTCGGGCGAGTTCACTGTTTACAAGACGAGTCAAGTGGGACTGGCCACAGAGTCCAAGCGGACTAATACCTATCTCACCGGGGCCGGGAATTGCGGCAGCTCGATGTCAGGCAGCAATGCTATTCTCAAACGCACCTTCGACTTCTCCGCGGAAGTAGGCAGTGTGACCTACAATGAAATCGGGCTCTCCTATACGTTGTCTGCCGGCAACAATCTGTTCTCGCGAATCAAGCTAGCAGTGGGCATCGCGCTCACCGTCGGCCAACAACTGCGGGTGATCTATACGTTGACCATCGCATTGTCTCCCACCTCGCTGACAGCGGCCACTTACACTATTTCCGGCTGGCCGGTGCTGCCCTCAACTTCACTTGACGGGGACCAACAATGGCAGATGCCGGGCATTGTCGGCATCGACACTAGCGGAGCCAATGCTATTGTAGATGCGGGCGGAACCAATTCAGCCGGAGCTATGGAGCCTTGCTACGTAGACACGGGCAGCACTTGGGTCACACACATCTGGCTCTCCACTGTTTCCACGGCTCCCACTACGTTCAACACCGCGCCAGTGAATCGCGACACCACTCGCGCTAACAAGCTCGTAACCTTGTCCTCCTACACGGCTTTGAACTTCTACCGCGATAAGATAGCTACCTTTGCTATTGGCGAAGCGAACCGCTCCGACTGGCGCAGCATGGGACTGGGGATTAATCAAACTTCCCCGGCAACAATCCCAACCAGCAATGGATGCGCCTTTGTTTGCATCTTCGATGAAGCGCAAACGAAGAACTCGCTCTACACCCTCACCCTCACATTCCGCATTACTGTCGGCCGAACACTCGCATGAACCCATCCTTACAGGACGCCATCAAAGAGGCGTTCGCTATTGCGCCGTCGAACCGGGTTATTCTTAACACCCTGGAGATACGTCAGACGGGTGTGCAGGACTCCATCTATATCGTCCAGTCCCGCCGCAGCATTACCGCCTTCGATGAGGATGCGGTGGAACGGGTGTTCGAGCCAGTCGGCTTCCAGTTCTCCCTCCCGCCCTCTAACGAGGAGGGATTTCAAAGCCTCAACATCGCCATCGACAATGTGGGACGGCGGGCGGTGGACTTCGTGACCACAGCCATGGGCTACTCCGTTCCCATCAAAATCATTTACCGTCCTTACGTTAGCGACGACCTTTCCGCTCCGCAGATGGACCCGCCGTTGGTTCTCTTCCTCAAAGACGTCCGCATCACTGCCGTTCAGATAACGGGCCGGGCTACCTTCATGGATATCGTCAACAAGAAGTTCCCGGCTGAGCTTTACACCCGCACCCGCTTTCCTTCCCTGGGATGAACTGGGCGGCCAAATACATCGGCATTCCTTACGTGATGAGCGGACGGGATGCGGGCGGCGTGGACTGCTGGGGTTTGATCTGCTTAGTGTATCTCCAGGAGTTTGGAATGGACTTGCCCGTCATCCCCGGCATCCCTGCTGCGGAGACTCTCGCCCTGTGCGCCGCAATCGAGAAGGAGGTTAAGCAGGACTGGACGGAAGTCGAGAAGCCCTTTGACGCTTGCGCAGTCACGATGAGCCAAGGCGAAGTCATGCACCACGTAGGCTTGTGGGTCGCAGCGGACGGCGGCAAGGTGATGCACTGCTGGGGCCGGCATAAAGTTATTGCGGACACGGTGAAAGGGATTAGCCTTAAGGGAATTAGGCAGATGAAATTTTATCGTCACCGGCAATGGATACAATAAGACCAAACATGGGTTGGGTGTTCGAAACGGCCAACTCTTTTGAGCCGCTTAGGGTGGAGCGGCACCAAGTCGTTGCCGGCACATTAGTGATGGACTGGGTGGCCAGCCGGCATCCCGAGACGCGAGAGTTCCCGCTGCCTACCATCTGCATCTTCAACGGCCAGCCGCTACTGCGGGCGGACTGGGACCGTCCCATTCACGAGGGCGACATCGTCAACTTCATTGCGATTCCCCAAGGCATTGAAATCATTATTGCCCTAGTCATTGTGGTGATTGTGATGGTGCTGGTCGTGGTGCTCATGCCGGTTCCGCCTCCGCCCGGGGGAGGACCCGAGTCCGACCCCGTTTACTCCGTCAAGGGACAGAGCAACGACATCCGGTTAGGCGAGCCCATCGAAGTTTGCTACGGGCGAAACCGCATCTTCCCTTCCTTGGCGTCCCGTCCCTTCTACCAATACGACGGCAACGATCAATATCAGCACTCACTGTTCTGTCTGGGACAAGGGCAGTTTGATATCGAAGCAATTCAAATCGGGGATGCTTCCATCGCCAGCTACCAAGAAGTGGAATATGAAGTCATTGAACCCGGAGGAACTACGACCCTCTTTGCCACCAACGTCTACACTTCTCCGGAAGCGGGCGGCCATACGCTGCTGGCGCCTAATGAAGAGGAGTATGTCCCTGACGGCTGGGTTGGGCCGTTCCCCGTTTGTCCGGTTGGCGAGGTCACAGAGAAGATCGAAATTGACTTAGTCTTTCCTAAGGGCATTTACCGGATGGACTCCTCCGGCACGCTCAAGAATATTACGATCACGGTGGAAGCGGAGATGCGGCTCATTGACGATGCTGGTGCTCCGCTGGGTCCTTACACGGACTTAATAGTTCCCAACCCGATTACGATTACGGGCAAGACAACGACACCACAACGCAAGACTTACTCCAGCGGCGTGGCGAATGGCCGCTACGAAGTGCGGCTCCGGCGGACGGGCGAGAAGCGGCTCTCCCCGCGGGCGGGCAACGACGTGGTCTGGGAAGGGCTCCGGTCCTTCATTGCTTCTACGGAGGAGCACGACTTTGGTGATGTCACTTTGCTGGCCGTGCGGATACGGGCCACGAACAACCTTAATGTCAATACCCAGTCGCGCTTTAATGTTATCGCCACCCGCAAGCTGCCCATCTACGAGTCGGGCGGGTTCTCCGAGCCGCAGGCTACCCGCAGCATTGTGTGGGCCATGGTGGATATCTTCCGCAGCCTCTACGGTGGGCGCCTGGAGGACGGATACTTCGACTGGGACGTGCTCCTAGAACTGGATGCGCTTTACACCAGCCGCGAGGAATACTTTGATTGGGTGTTCCGGGATGCTAGCACCGTGTGGACGACCGCCCAGGCAGTTGCTCGGGCCGGCCGCGCCATCCCGCTGCTGACAGGTTCCTTGGTTACGATGAAGCGGGACGGTCCGCTGGAAGTGCCGGTGGCGATGTTTAACCAGGAGAACATTATCAGCGGTTCCTTCCAGTGGGATATCAAACTCTGGGATCTCGACGAGCATGATTGCATGCAAATCGAATACACGGACCCTTCCACGGGCTACAAGCAAGAGCAAGTGATCGCGGTGCTCCCGGGCGGAACTTCCGACCACCCGGAAGATATCCGTTTGGCGGGTGTGCAAAGCCGCACGCATGCTTACCGGGCGGGGCTCTATATGATGGCCTGCCGGCAATACTTGCGCGAGAACGTTTCCTTCGACACCGGCATGGAGGGTTTCATCCCCACTTACGGAGACTTGATTGCCGTGTCGCACGACGTTCCTAGCTGGGGTCAGGCGGGCTACATTGCCAATGCCGTGCGGGGAGCAGGGACGTTTTATCACTTATGGCTGTCGGAGCCGGTGGAATTCGAATCCGGGGAGGAGCACCAGATCCTTTTGCGCGGCCGGACGGCCAACGTTATTGGCCCGCTGGATGTTTTTGAAACAGCGGACCCGCAGCAAGTTGCCATCAACTCTCCTACGGATATTGACTTTATGCTGGACGGGCTGACAGAGCCAATGCTGTTCCTGTTTGGCGTGTCGAACAACATCACTAAGTATCTTAAGGTCGTGAAGGTGGAGCCGCAGGGTCAGGAGATCATCCGGGTGAGCGCGGTCGCAGACGTTCCTATTATCCACTCGTTCGACGCTCTTACTCCTCCACCCTTGGGCGAAACATTCTTCCCGCCGCTGCCGCCGGACTTGCCCGAGATCGATTTCCTTTACCTCACGCAAATCGACGGCGACTTGTTGATTGTGCAAGTGTCGTGGACGGCAGCGTTCGGGGCCCAGTATTACATTGTTCAAACTTCCGAAGACGGCGAGCACTGGCAGGAGCAAGCCAACACCGTCCGCACGTCTATTCAGGTGCAAGTATTCCCAGGCGACCTGTATGTCCGGGTGGCCGCCGTCAATTCCGGCCAAGGGCCCTGGATAGAAGGGCAGATGGTCGTGGGACAGATTGCCAGCCTAGAGGAGTCCATCCCTTGGGACTGCTTAGAGTGGCGCGTGACTTGGTTCGCGGTGAGCTACGCTGTGGGATATCTAGTCCGCATTTACGATAACAGCGAGTCGGAACCCATCCTCAAACGGGAGGAGACTCAAACGGGAATCAGTTATCTGTATGACTACGCCGACGCGGTGGGCGATTCCAACGTCGTGCGGGAGATGCTGATCACTGTCGACCCAATCTTTAACGACGATGAAACGGGAGAGCCCACACCTAGCGGAACGCCGGTGGAGTTAGCACTCTCCAACGCCATCCCGGAACCGCCGGAGGACCCGCTGGCCACATTCCTCGCGGAGGAAAGCGATCAGGTGGATTACACCCTCACTTGGACGATGCCGGAGGATAAGTGTGATCTCGACCGCGTGAAGATTTGGCTCTCTGCCGTGGACGGGTTTGATCCGGCGGTGGACGTTCCTTTCGCGGAGTTTGTTTTGCCGGACTCCGCCTACGATCCGAACGGGACCTATGTCGTCTATGTTCCGCTGGAATCGGGCGGGACCCACCCAGCCTATTACTATCGCATTGGACTGTTCGACGTTTGGGGTAATGAGATAAGCACGAACGTCACAGACCAGCAGACCATCCCCGCCTATCCATAGAAATTAGTTGCGCCAGCGAACGTCTTATTGTATAGATGCACTATGAACACGACGTTCAAAGTGGAAGCCGTTCCATGTTTAGTGTGCTACGGGACCGGAAGGGCCCTTGTAGGGGCCTGTCAACTGCCTTTGTGCCTTGGGTGCAATGGACGGGGATATGTGCTGAGAAACGTGCAGAGAACGCCGACTCTTAGCTCCAAATTCCGTCTGGGTGTTCCTGCTTTAAGGCGGACAAGTTCTTTCGGACATAGGCAGCTACGGGAGAGAGCCTGTCCCCTTTAAGCCCAGTAGTCCAAAGATAGTGGTAATAGGAGGCTGGCACGTCCTGCATCATTCTCGGGTCCTTTCCCTTCGGGCCGTATTGTCCGAAGGGGAAGGGGTCTGTATCGTCTAGTTCTTTCATAGTTCAATCACCCAAACCTTCCCCAGCCAATATAGAACGAACTTCCGCCCGCCCGCAATGGGAACCTTGAACGGCTTCCACCAAGGAAGGGAAGTCACAACTTGCTTGGCAATGCGTATCTTCATAGTTCAATCACTTTTCCCGTCTCCAGTTCTTCGATGTGCGTCACTTGCACAATCTGAATCCCCAAGTCCTCCGCCAGTCCCTCCAGCATGCTGCGGACGTTCTCCCGGTATTGGCTGCTCACAAACTTAAAGCCCTCATCGATCACAACTACGCGGCTTAGGCGCGGCCGGTGCAACATGAGGCACGCCACCCGCAAAGCAAAAGCAGCCACGTCTATCATTCCGCCACCGCTCGCGGATAACGGGTCCACGTCCAGCCCGCGCCGGAGGAAACGGAGGCTGGCTTCAGTCCGCCCGCGCTTGCGCTCGAACTGTATTTTGA